CTCGTCTTTGAATCCAGCCAAGCCACAGCCAATGCGTGTGACTTGAAAGGTCATTTCAGGGTAATCACGAGCAAACTCGATGAACTGGGCAATATAAGGTTTGACATCATCCAATGGGATGTACTCGATTTTGTGGCCTTTGGTTGGAATAGCATAGCTATTACCCTGCATACCAATACCACGGCCCATCTTGGCACCATGTTCCATGCGTGCAAAGCGAGCTGCACCAGCACCATGAATACCAGCGAGATTGGATCCGAAGCAAAACACCATATTGTTAGTAGCCATTTGGTTTCTCCTGTAAGTACAAACACCGCAGCATGGGCGGAGCCCAGGAATGCATGACTGTCTTAGCTGTATTTCAATAAAAAAAGGGAGCCACCACCTTCACAGGTGATGACTCCAAAGTAGGCCAGCCGCGCCCTCAGGGAGGGAAAGGGAGCGACCTTAACGGCCTACACAGTAACAGGAACAGGGATTAGACCTTGAACAGCGGACCGCCATCAGCAGGTGCTGCCGAGACTTCGACATATTCGAAGTCCATGGCATTCAGAACACGCTTCAGACCATTTTCAGGGTCTTCCTTAATCAGGTCAGCGATGAACTTTTGTGCAGGCACACTGCCCTTCAAGGGAATGGCACCGACCTTCTTCCGCGATTGACCATCAGCGGTAGGCAGGTAGATGTTGAGAAAGCCGACAGCCTTTTCACCACGGTAGGCAGTGTCTTGGGAAGTAGAGTTGGATTGAGCGAAAGCCATGAGAATCTCCAATAGATGAGAGTTGATTAACGAAAGGCAGGATTTGCCATTACATGGGCGAAGCCTAGGCAACATTGAGCGAAGAGGTAATCGATGCATCGCACCAAAGCGATGCGAGGTACTAACCAGACGGTCACTAGGACAGTGCCTTGGCCTCATGAGCGGGCTCAGGAGAGGCGATTGGAGCCTTGGGAATACCAGAGGTAGGGTGATTCATTTCTTTCTCTTAGAGAAGGTTTTGGAGGTTCTTGCTTTGGCAGTAAACCAAAGCAAGAAATAGGGAAGGATTGGGAATGGGTTAGGCATTGAGAGCAACGATCACATAACAGATTGGTTTCTCTTTGCTCAGTTTCCGATGACAGGTAATGCCGTATTGATCCAGTGCCATGCACAGGAGAACGGCCAAGCCCTCGGAGTTACAACGAACGATCATTCGTTCATCGTGGTGAGCAGTGATTTCAGTACCTGAAATGAGGATGGTTTGATCATGGACATGTTTAGGAATGTCCAGATCTGGGAGAGGTATGGAAGTTATGGGCATAGAAGACTTTCAGAGGGTCTGAGTTATAGATCGTAGGCTTGTGCAGTGCGATTGCTTGCCATGATGGCAATGACACACAGAAAAGCAGTGAGGGAGAAGGCAGGCACTGGGTGCATACCTTCTGAAGGACTGAAGGTGAGATAGATCATGCCAAGCACGCCGAAGTAAGAGGCTGCAAAGATGGAGATGATCATGATGACGGGATAGAAGGGACGCATGGTGGATCCTTAGGTATCGGTTGAGTATCGGAATGAAAGGAGTGAGGGATCAGTTGGGGATTTGGAGGAGATAGGAGTAATAACAGTGAACTAGCGTTCACTCATCCCTCTCTCACTAAACCTGCGACTGATGTCTGGGTTTATATTTATATTGACCATCGCATAGCCGAAGGCTAGATAGAGATGGACTACAGACTGAGTAGATAGGTAGGTAGTAAGACTGTGTTCTTTCTATTGCCTGTCTATCTCCTGTGTGTGTAGTTGTGTAGGTAATGTGTAGAAGGAACTACCTACCCCGTAGGGTAGGTAGGTGAGTAGTGATTACTCGGTGATGGTTGGGAAGTTGGTTGATTGGGTGATTTGGGTACCGTTAGCTTGGTTGAGGGCTGCGAGCTTGGCTGTGCGTTGGACGCGTGCTTCGTCTGCGAATGAGCCTGCTGCTTCGTCTGCCCAGGTGGCCAGGTGATTGGTTGAGGATGCGAGCTTCTCGAATGCACTGAAGAGTACGGTGAGAGCGGTGAACAGTTGTTGGAACATGTTGAACATAAGAACTCCTATAGGTTATGGACGGATATCCAGGACATAGGCGAAGCCTTGAGGTGGGGTAGGAAGTAAAAGAACTAACCTACCCGAAGGTAGGAAATAGTTCAGAGCATCATGTACTCAGGTAACAACTCATAGTCATCGGACATGAACGACAGGTAATCAGCCAAGTCATCACGAGCACAATGAGTACCATCAGCCCAAACACACACAGCATTCATAGCATCTGGATGGGGTGGATGATTAGCAGCATCACGATCCACAGCAGCATCAAACTCAGCATCAGTCATAACCAACTCCGTAATACCAGGCAACATTGCCATGACATGGCCGAAGGCTATGGTTGTTGTAGTGAAGATGGGGGGGGGTACTTTGGTTTGTTGGGCTCGAAGTGACAGTCCTGCCTCCATACCTAGATGATGAAAATTCCACAAACCTGCGGATTCTTTTCTAATCTATGGCACACTACTCTCCATTGGCATGTAGCTCAGTTGGTAGAGCACCCGGCTGTTAACCGGAAGCGCACTGGTTCGAAGCCAGTCTTGCCAGCCATATTCGGATGCGTAGACCTGTAAGGAGCAGGAGCAGCCTGTAAAGTTGCTGTCCTCGGACCCACTTGGCTCGATACCAAGAGCATCCACCACTTCAAGAAAAAGACTCACTCCGGTGGGTCTTTTTTCTTTTGGCTTCGTGTTACGGCAATTGGCTTATCGTTTACTATACCTAACCGATACGTTAACTGAACTGTTTCTCCTATGACAATCGAAGCACTCACTGTTGATCAATTGAAGATGGCTTTGCCTGACAAGGTGAAGAAGTCGATCAACCAGGAACTGATTGATCAGATCAACACCACTCTCTCTGATCCGGATATGTATGAGGCATACCGGGACAACCTACTCAGCTACACCAAGGTGATGGCTGATGGAAGGTTCAAGGTTCAGGAGTACGTCAATGCTGTGAAGTACGTGAGTCATAAGCTCATGGGCTGTACCAACATTGATGCCTATACCAAGACCTTCCCTGATAAGTACCAGAGGTTCTTAGCGACAGGTGTGGCGGCGAAGGACATTGCCAGCTATGTGACTGCCTATAACAAAAGTAAGCTGGTCAACCTGATCTTTGAGCAGACACTTATTCCTCACTATGTTCTGAACCAGGATCTGTATCAGAAGGCTTTGAATGTTCAGGCTGAGCTGATGATCACGGCCAAGAGTGAGAAGGTAAGGTCCGATGCAGCGGCTCATCTGTTGCAGGCTTTGAAGATGCCTGAGGTGACGAAGGTGGAGCTGGATATCGGGGTGAAGGAAGATGGTTCGATTGGTGCCCTGCGTAGAGCCACCCAGGAGCTTGCTGCTGCACAGCGGTTGGCTATTGAGGCCGGTGCCTCGACAGCTCAGGATATTGCTCACAGTCGCGTTGTGCAGGCTGATGTGGTGGATGTTGAAGCCAAGGAGATCTGAAATGAACAAGTTTTATACATACCTATTGCAAGTTGAAACAAACACACGATTCTTTCCTATGGACCGTACTCTATGGGAACGATTTTGCTTTTGGTTTCTTAGAAACGTATTTGGAGCCCGTTACTGGCATGATGTAGTCTTAATCCAAGCTCATTTTATTAAAGCTGAACGAATCAAATACAAAGCAGAACTTAAAAAACTGCAAGATGAGTTGAGCAGGAAAGTGAAGACACCCCTATGATCGATCCGGTAGCAGAAGCCTTGGCACCGTGGAAGGTTGAGGAGTACCTCAACACCACGGACTACAAGCATGACCTGAACTATGTGCCAAGTGCCTTTGCCCTGGAGTTCATCAACTTCATTAAGCTGGTGAACGGTGCCCAAGGTGAAGAGAACAAGACGCCTCTGGTTCACTACAAGATGTTGGATACAATTACCCATGGGGGTACTCGGATCATTAACCTGTGTCACCGAGGGATTGCTAAGACCACCCTGATGGGTGAGTACTTGTTTCTGTATATCGCTACCTATGGTGATCTTCCTGGCTTCGGGAAAATCAATCTGGCTTTGTATGTGTCCGACTCCATTGAGAACGGCGTCAAGAACATGCGGAAGAACTTGGAGTTCCGTTGGGATAACTCGGACTTCCTGAAGCAGTACGTGCCTGAAGTGAGGTTCACGGATATCCGGTGGGAGTTCAAGAATGCCGATGGCAAGGTGTTCATCGTCAAGGGTTATGGTGCGAAGACGGGTGTTCGTGGTGCCAAGGAAATGGGTATCCGTCCTCAGTTGGCGGTGCTCGATGACTTGATCAGCGATGAGGATGCACGCTCGGCTACTGTTATTGCTGCCGTAGAGGATACGGTTTACAAGGCTGTGACCTACGCCTTGCACCCAACCAAGAACATGATCGTTTGGTCAGGTACGCCGTTCAATGCCAAGGATCCTTTGTATAAGGCTGTGGAGTCTGGTGCTTGGGCAGTGAACGTGTTCCCTGTGTGTGAGGTATTCCCCTGTGCTAAAGAGGAGTTCCGAGGTAGCTGGCCTGATCGTTTCACTTATGAGTACGTGAAGACTCAATACGACAGTGCAGTGAAGCTGGGTAAGGTGGATACCTTCAACCAGGAGCTGATGCTTCGAATCATGTCTGATGAAGACCGTGTTATTCAGGATGGTGACATTGGCTGGTACCGGCTGGATGCTGTCCTGCGTAACAAGAACAAGTTCAACTTCTACATCACCACTGACTTTGCCACCAGTGAGAAGCAGAAGTCCGACTATTCAGTGATCAGTGTCTGGGC